CTTTGCCATGGGCCACGATTTTCCATAGGCTAGATGGATGCGCCCCGGGATGCGATTCGTCTCCACCACGTACTCCGTGGTCGGCCACGTATTGGTGTTGCCATCGCTGTCCACATATACCACGCTGGTCACAGACTGTAGCGGCGGCCGTGGCAACGAGATAAAATCATGGCTCGGCCAGCCGTCCAGAACCAACCGCCATGTCGTTGTGAACAGCGTCCATCCAGACAGCGATTCTGCATATTCCCGCGCCGCCTTGATGAGGCCGGAGATCAGAGCGTCATCATCATTGATATCCACGCGCAGATGCATTTTTGCCTCTGCCAGTGTGATAGGCTCACTGGTTGGACCTGCGACCAGCGTCAGCTCTGCCATCAGTCGTCCCTCGGCTTGCGTTTCCGCGGTGTGCTCCGCTCCGGCTCAGGGGCCTCCGCCGTCTCCATCCCCTCCGGCGCCGGGATGGCTTTCTGCATGTCCAGCAGCTGGACAGCCAGAGGCGGCGGCAGCTCCATGATGGTGCCCGCAACGTGGTGCTCGCCGCGGATCACCACGTTGCGGGTCAGTTGGATGCGCATCAGTTGGCGTCCGCATCGGCCATCAGGGCGAACGACTCCGCGTGCCGGACCGCGATGTCCACGTCCTGAAGGGCCACTACTCGCACGGTGCCGCTGGTGGACCCGGTGTACGGGTCTACCAGGATGTCCAGGGCGCCCCACTGGCCGATGATGAGGTCGCCCCAGTTGCCAAAAAAGATCTGGCTCAGGTTGCTGCCGGTCCCTTTAGTGATGTTGTCCCGCACCTGGTTGGAGACCAGGGCCCGGTAGCCGTTCAGGGGCGTGTTGCCGTTTTCCCAGATGAACTGAGCTGTCCCGCTGGCTTTCTCGGTCGTCTTCAGCTTCCCTCTCACCTTGGGGCTGGTGACATAGGCCAGTCGGCCCACGTCCGCGTTGTCCATGGCCACCTCTGTCTCCAGCCGCACAATGTGCGTCCAGGTGGGAGCAGCGCCATTTGCTCCACCGACAACCGACCCGATGCCAGTGACATTGGCAATCCCTAAAGGCTGATTGCCGGTCCCTGAGCCGTTCAATGCCGCATAGTCGATGGCCAGTGCCAGAACGGTGGCCAGGTCGTTGCGGACAAATCGCTCCACGTCCATGCTGGTCTGCAGCAGCAACTTCCGGCTGATGTCGGTAAACGCGCCAACCGTTTTCGGGCTCAGGGTCACCTGGTCGAACGCCTGCTGGCTTTCGGTGGGGCTGCCCGACTCAGCCACCCAGTAAGCGGTGGCTCCACCGGTCTGCCGCGGGATGGCCACATTGCCGACCAGGCCGGTGAGGACGGTGGCCCCCGCCTGGTCAGTCACCATGCGGTTGCGCAATAACTCAATGAAATTCTGCACTAGAAGGTCGGTGGCCACCAGGTGGCCGCCGGCCGATGCAGTGCCCACCACCAGGTCGCGCGTCTCTGCAGCCATCCAGTCGTACGGCACGAAAAACGACCGTGGTTCGCGCCCCAGTTTCTGCGCCGTGGCCTCGCTGGCTTCCCGCTCCAGCTCAGCCCCCCGCCAGTCACCGGTGGCCGCGGCCCGAATGGCGCGAATCAGGCTGTAGCGCCGAACCTCGTTCCGGCTCATGCCAATTTCGGGAGCCGGTCGAATCGCGCCGGACCGCCGCGCCTCCTCCAGGAGGTTGTCGGTGGTCTCGATGGCTTGGATGCGCTCGTCCAGCTGGCGAACCTCGTCTCTGAGCCGCTGGAACTGTTCCTTCTCCTCGGCGTTCAGGGTGCGCTCTTCCCCCTCCGCCGTTTCCACAAGCTGGCGCATGCTGGTGATGGCCTGCATGCGCTTATCACGTAGTTCTCGGATGTTCATAACGCCTCCAGAAGTTCTATCCAGTTGCGGTAGAAATCAACCCATTGACGCCATGCGACCCCCTGGTCGCTGTTGAATGTCTCGGCGTCCCCCTGGCTCGCCGAGACATGCTCATTGATGTATCGCAACGCCTCCCGAACAGTAACGCTGGTGGCAGCATATGCCGGGAACGTCACCGGCGATATTTCAATCAGGCGCGCCCTGCGGACTGTGCGGATGAGCTGACCATTGTCGCTACCCCAGGCGTCGTCGGTGGCCCGGAAGCCAAACGACATGCCGCTTACATCACCACGGCTGATGCTCACCATGACGTCCCTGGCCCATTGGGTGTCGGGAGGGAACAGCTCAAATCTCAGGCCGTAGTCATCCTCCTCCAGGCGCAATGTGCCGTTGGTGGTCCGGCCCAGCACCCAATTTTTGTCATGGTTCCACAGGGCAGCCACATCGCCGCCCAGGTCGAACGCCCCGCGCTGGAATCTCTCCCGGAAACCACCCAGGTCCTCGCTCAGGGAGTCCCACACCACGGCGTAGCCGGTGATGCGCCGCTGGCCATCATCGTCGACCAGGGCCCGTATCTCGCCCGCTGTTGTGGTGCGAATGTCGTAGTCCGCCGGCGCCTCGCGCAGCGGCGGCGGCTCCAGGCCGGCGTCCTCCAAATGGCTGGCCAGATGGCGCCAGACGCCGCTTTTGTCCCGCTCTGGGATGGTGGTCCCACCCCGGGCGCCATTGAGCACGGCGATTCCGGTAATGCAGGCACGGGTAGAGGCCGCGCCGATGTTGCCGTCAGAATCCACAAAATGGTGGATGAATCTGTAGACGGCTTTGGTGGTCGGGTCCCCGTCGGGATCCTGCCAGGCATAGGCCCGCCGGTAGTAGCCCTCGTCTTCCCCAGTGCGCAGCCGGGCCTCGTTGGCTGGCCCGTCCCAGGGCCGGTCGCTGGTTTCTGTCCTGTGGGTCGGGATAGCAGGCATATGTCCTCCTATACTCCTGCCACAATCATACAGTCGCATCCGTCGTGCAGTGGGGGATGGCGCACAGGGCTGCGCAGGTTGATGGGGCGTTCGGCCCCCTCCGGCAAAAAATCTGTGCCGCCAGGCAGGAAAAATGCCTGTACTCCCACAATTTTGCCATTTAAATTGCGACAATAGGGGCAGCTTTCGCCCGTGGCCACCCATCGCAGGCGTAGAATGCCGGCCGATGCGTAGGCGATTCGACTGAATGCATTGTTCATGCGATACGCCTCCTCCCGGGCTGTGGCCGCCGGCCTCTTCTCCTTCCAGCCATCCAGCAGCTCCTGGACAGCTTCCTCCGGTGGCTTTTCCGTTTCCTCCCGGAGGATTTTTTTTATGACGCCTGAGCTTTCCCCGACATAGCGCAGGCCCAATATTTCCAGGTACTCATCCAAAAATGCCAGAACGTCCTGTTCGTTGGGCTGCTGTGCCACCTCCCGGCGCACCGCATCCACAATCTGGGCAATGTAGCTGATGGCCACAGGCCGCATGGCGCTATTGATAAAATCCCGATGCTCCCGATAAAAATCGTCCAGCCAGAACAGGAATGCTGCTGGGTCCCTGGTCAGCAGCTTTTGCGCCATGCGCCCTACGTCCGCCGCCTCCCGACGCACAATCCTGGCGGCCACATCCTGTAGCACGGGCAGCATAGCCTCTGCCAGGCGTCGCCTCTCCGCCGCCACGTTCTGCGCCCTGGTCTCCACATCCCCATGAAGCGCCCGGTTGCCCTCCTCCTGCTGTTGCGCTGGAGCAGGGGCAACTGGCGTGCCATCGCCGCCGGCAGGAACCATGTTCATGGGGATGAGGTACACGCCGCCACCGTCGATGGGGTTCATGTTTTCCAATTCCCGGATGTCGTTGGCGCTCAGCCAACCGTTCTGCCGGGCAATGCTGTAGGCGCGATAGCGGCTCTCAATGTCCCCCCGCAGAAGCCCGTCCACCAAAAACTCTGCGAAATAGCGCCCCCGCTCCCGTGGCAGGATGAGATCCCGGTTGATGGCCTGCTCCCAGCGCACCAGCCAGGGCCGCACGGTGTGGGTGACGAATTCGATGCTCTGGTGCTCGATGTTGGAGAACGTGGCGCGCTCCAGATCGGCCAACATGTGCGGCGGCACCCTGAAAATGCGTGCGATTTCAGTGACCTGGAATCGCCGCGTCTCCAAAAATTGGGCGTCCTCGGGAGGGATGCCCACTTGGGCCACGCTCATGCCCTCCTCCAGGATGGCAATACGGTGGGCATTGCTCAGGCCCTGGTGCCGATCCTCCCAGCTCATGCGCAGGCGCCTGACCGCCTCCTCGCTCAGCCGGCCAGGATGCTGCAGCACAATCCCGGGTCGGGCACCGTTGCCAAAAAAGCGCGCGCCGAATTCCTCCGTCGCCAGGCTCAGGCCAACCGCCTGTCGGGCCAGCGCAATAGGGCTCAGGCCTAGGACGCCATCCGTTCCGAACGCCCGAATGTGCATGACCTGGTCATTGCGCAGCAGGACAGTACCTCCGCTCGGGAGGCTATATTTGTAAATCAGGTTTCCGTTCTCCCGCAGCACCTGCATCCGGTCGGGCCTCAACGGCCACAGTTCCAGCACGCGCCCGCTGCCGTCGGCCACAATCTCGCAATAGGCATTTCCCCATAGCGCTAGATGGCCCATCAGCACCTCGCGAAACTCCATGCTGGTCATTTCCGGGTTGGGGAGGTCGTGGAGGATGAAATAGAGTGGATGGCCAGTAGCTCGCTGCTTCCCCCTCTCCAGGCGCTCGTACAGGATGAGGGGCAGGGACGCCACAGATTCTGCCAGAATGCGCACGCAGGCGAAAACGGCCGTGCTTTGCAGGCTGGTGGAGGGCGACACGCTTATCCCGGCAGACGTATCAACGCCGCCGCGCACTGCCTCCAGCAGCCACTGCGGAGGATATCTGGCACTCGACCTCTGCTCCAGCAGTCGTGATAGCAGGCCCATCAGTCGCTCCGTCTGCCCTGCGCGCCGACCACAGCCACCAGCACCAGTACGGCGCCAAACACGGCGATTATTCCAGTGGCACCCGCCATGCTCCACGCTGCCCACGACAACATGGCGAATCCTACTATGGCAGTTACGTCGTATCGATCCATCATACCATCATAGGATTACCAAACCACGTTCCTCGTAGACAGACCCGGCCGCCTTCGTGTGTCGCAGGGCCCGGTCCAGGGCCATGATTAGGGCCACAATGCCGTCGATTTTCTCGCTGGACCGGCCCTTGTCCGGCTTAATGTTGCCCGCCGGGTCCTCGCGCACCACCACGTTGCCCGCCATCCAGGATAGCACAGGATTGCCACCATGTGCTAATTTTCTTGCCAAAAGCAGGCGCTCCAGCTCTTTTGTTGGCGAACTCATGCTGCTAAACCCCTGGCCGAACTGCACCACGGCCATGCCCGCATCCTCCAGGTCCTGCACGATCCGGGTGGCCCCCCAGCGGTCGAACGCGATTTCCGCGATGTCGTAGCGCTGTGCGTCCTCGTCAATCTGGGCCAACACATAATCGTAGTCGATGACATTGCCCGGCGTAGCCGTGATGTAGCCGTCCCGCACCCAGGCATCGTACGGTACCCGGTCCCGGAGGCTGCGCTCCCGCATGGAGTCCTCCGGGATCCAAAATCGGCATAGCACATGGTATCGGTCACCCGCCCCAGTAGGCGGGAAAACCAATACAAAAGCGGTGATGTCGGTGGTGCTGGACAAATCCAGGCCGCCGTAGCATGTGCGGCCCTTCAGCGCGTCGGCGTCCACAGGAGCAGCATTTTCCCTCCACACATCCATGTTGATCCAGCTGCTCTCTGCCTGGGTCCAGCGGTTGAGCCGCAAACGCAGGAACGAGTTGAGGGCCGACGGCATTTCCCTAGCCTTCATGGCCAATCTACGCATGTCGTCCAGTTTGACCGACACGCCCAGGTTTGGGTTGGCCTTCGGCCAGATGGATTCGTCAAATGGGTCATTGTCCGCGTCATCAATGGCATAGATGGCGCCGAACCAGCTATCGTCCTGAAGCGCGCCATCCAAAACCTTCTCGGTGTACTCATGCAGCTCCCAGCAGAGGGACTGCCGGTCAAATCCGGCCGTCGTGATGCCGACAATGAGCGGCTGGCGCCGGCTGCCGGTGGCTGTGTCCAGCACGTCCCACACGTCCCTGGTCCGGTGCGCGTGGATTTCGTCCACAATGGCCCCATGGACGTTGAGGCCGTCCATGCTGTCCGCATCCCGGCCCAGGGGCTCAAATTTGCTGGCCGTCTCCACCACGTGGAGGTTGTCGCGGTATACCCGGATGCGCCTGCGCAGGAGTGGGCTGGCTTTTACCATGCGAGTCGCCTCGCCATGGGCGATGCGCGCCTGGTCCCGTTTTGTGGCCGCCGTATACACCTCCGCCCCTGGCTCGCCGTCCGCATCCAGGAGGTACAGCCCAATGCCTGCGGCCAGGGTCGTTTTCCCATTCTTGCGCGCCACCTCCATGTAGGCGGTGCGAAACCGGCGCGCTCCATCATCCCGGAGCCAGCCGAACAGGCTCCAGATAATGAACTGTTGCCACGGCTCCAAATGCAGCGGGTACCCGGCCCACTCCCCCTTGCTGTGACGGAGGAACCGGGGGAAAAATGCGCAGGCCCTGGCAGCCAGGCGCTCGTCAAAACGCAGGCCGCGGTCCGCGCCGTGTTCCAGGTCGTCAATATGGCGCCGGACCATGGCCTGTTCCCACCGGCCACAGGTGCGCCGACCATTGAGCACATCATCAATGTAGCGAGTTATGGACTCTCGCATGCCCGTATTTCCAGGACGGTTTCATGTTGTTGGTGGCCATCGCAGCTATTGCTCGTCGTCAGGCCCCCATATGCTCAACAAATCCTCATACGGGTCCTTTTCATCCTTACGTTCAACGCTGACGCGGCTCCGGCTGGCCGGGGTCATGCCAAATTCCACCAGCCAGCGGTGTATCTCCTTCGCCGCCTGATTGGCAATGCTCAGATACGGGTTTTGCACCGGCCAGCCGTTGGGAGAATTGAATACCATGCCCTGCTCCCGAACCCGTTTGGTAGCATCCACCCATGTCGCGTAGGCCTCGCAGTAGGCCTCCAATGCAGCGGTATCAATCCGAGTGAGCAGGCCCAGCCGGTGCAATTCAGGCACCACGCGGCGCCATTCCCGTTTGGCCTCCCGGCTCAGATGGCGCGGCGGCGACGGCGCCACATCGTCGCGCCGCGGATCCGGCTCGTTGGGATTCAGTGTCCGCTTGCCTGGGTTGCCGGCCAAGCGCTTCAACACCGTCGGTTTCGGTGGTCGTCCCCGTCCCATTGTTTCGCTCTCCCCATCGGATTTTCGCGGGCGCCGCAAGTTGGCGCCGGCCGCTGTCCAGCTTACGAAGACGTCAGAGATTTCGACCCCCTACCCCCCGGCTGCCGTAATCCGGCCGTGGCACACGTGACAGAGAGCCTCCAGATTATCCCAGTCATCGCCGCCGCCATCACGACGAGGCACCTTATGGTGCACGTCCGTTGCTGCCTCAACACGTCCGTGGCGCAGGCACTCGGCGCAGAGCGGGTGGGCAGCCAGGTACATGCGCCGCAATCGCTGCCACCTGTATCCATAGCCGCGCTGCGTGGCTGATGGCCTGCTACCTGGCTGACTGCGCTGCCGCTGTGCTCGCCCGCAGACTTGGCATTTGCCATCGCGAACCCTGCCTGGGCAGCCTGGGCTTTTGCAGGTGGTGGGGGCGGTATACGGCATAAAATCCTCCACGTGGGGGGCATCAATCGGAGAGCGGAGGCCGCAGCCACTGCTCAGATATCTGCGTTGCTCCCTATTAGGGAGGGGGGGACTATCATTCCAGCAGCGTCACGGCATCCGCTGCATCCAGCCCGATTAACGACTCGCCCCTCCTGATGGCGTCCCGGACAGCATAACCATTGGCCAGGGCCTCGTAGAAATGGACCAGAAACCTGACGGCATCCTCGTCCTGGATTTGGCCACGCACGGCCACCACCCAGCGCACCCCAGCCCGTTTCACCGCTCGCGCCACGTCCAGGCTGTCGCATGCCATGAACACGGCCAGACGGATACGTTTGCCGGATTGGCCGATTACGCTGGCCCACCAGCCGGGCCTGGCCAGGCCGTCGCTGAGCTCGATGCCGTCGCTCCGGCCGTGGGCGTCCACCTCCAGAACGGTGTAGGAGCCCTCCTCCAGGGCCCGGACGATGTCGTCCTTCCGCACCGTGCCGACCAGTGCCCGGTAGGGGATGCCGGCATCGTAGAGCGCGTTCCGTACCGAAACCATATCCAAATCGCTATCTGGACAGATGGCCAGCACATTGAGCCAGTTTTTGCCGCCGTGGCCATTTTGGCGCATGGCCTGCAACTGGCGTTGCATATCCAGGAGCTGCGCGGTGGCTGCATTCTCTCGCTGCAACGATTCCTGATACAACCGCCGCAGCTCATCCAGCTGCTGCTCCAGGAGTGCAATGCGTTGGCGCTGCTCCTCTATGATGCGCTGCTGATTTTCTACCTGGCGTCTCAACTCTCCGACCTCGATGTAGATGTTGGCCTGCGTGCTGTGGCCGTTGATGTACAGCCACAGCGCGCCGACCATGGCAATGATGGCTATGAGCCAGGGGGCTATCGACGACAAATCCACATGCGCAGCCATACTGACGATTTTATCATCAATTGTTGTGGATATAAAAGCGCCCGACAACCGCTATTGCCCGACCCTGAGCGTCAGGGCGACTGGCTCCAACCCATGTACCAGGACAGGAGCTCCTGCGCCTCCTCCAGGCTGCGTACCACGGCGCAGCAGTGATTGAGCTTCTGCAGGCGCGCCAGCCAGGCCTCCTGTTCTGGGGTCGGCCTGTTTTGGCCCCATTTGAGTTCCAGCCACAAACCATAGTAGCCGCGTCGGGCCACTGGCAGGAACAGGTCGGGCACGCCCGGACGCATCCCTGGCTCTGGACGCTGGCCGGGACGGTACTGGCCATTGGGGATGGCCATGAGCACGTCGCAATCGGCGAGGTTGCGCAGCTGGATTTGAGCGGCATACCAGTCCAAAATGGCCTGCTGCAGTTCCCGCTCAGAACTGATGTTCGATGTCCGTGCTGGTGCTGGCGCTGGCGTGGTGGCGCCGGACAGGAGCTCCCGGTTGAGCTCCAGCACGTCTGGCGACAGATTCCTGAGCAGCTGGATAATGTCTCGTCCCATAGCAATAATTCCTCATTTCTGTGTCGGCAGTCAACATGGCACCTGGTTGCGCCGTCAGAATTCACCGAATCCTCGGAAGGGGATTAAGACGTTGTGCCTCCGGTCTGGCGTTCCAGTTCCTCCCGGAGCTGAGCCAGTTCCTGGCGCAGGCGCTGGATTTCTGCGTCCTGCTGTTGAATGGTCTTGGCCATCGATAGCACGTGCAAATGCGTGGATTTGTCTGCCAGCTCCGTCAGCTGATCCAAAAAATTTAGCAGTGTGATTTTGGCGTCTTTACTAGGCCACTGTCGCCAAAATCGTTCGGCACAATCAAAAACGTCTCGCGCGGTTAGATACATGTTTGGGCGCATGTTTCCTCCTCGTCTTCCTCCATCAAAATCTCTACCAGGTGCCTGCCGCAGTACGGGCAGAATCTCATGCCATTCTCGGCTGGTGTCCCGGAGAAAACCGCGAACACGTTTCCGCATTCCGACTCCCAGCCGTATCCCTCCCAACCCTCGCGCCATCTGCATTTCTCAGTTTGTTCCATGGCTCTAAACCTCCTTATCAAACTACCGTTCCCCGCAACCGCAGCCGATAACGTGGCACATCAGAGTATGTGATGGTCCTCATCTCCATCTCTGCAGCGTAGCAATCCGCGCAGATAACAAATATCTCGTAATGACGGCATATGCGTACGCGCACCACATGCTCTGCAGGCTGGCCGCATTCGCACAGCTCCACGTCCGGCGGCATGAACCAGAGTTGGGGTGGCCGCGTCCGACCGTACCTGCGCATGTAACGATAGCAGGCCGGGCAAATACCATAAATAAATCCTACGTCGATGGTGTAGTCCCTGGGGGCGCCACAGTTGATGCAGTGCTGCTGATGGAGGTAGAGGCTGGCCGGGCGTGGACGGCCATGCAGCTGCTGGTAGGTGTGGCACGGCAGGCAAAGGCCCTCTTTCCAGACGGGATTCAGGTTGCAGTTGTCGCATTTCATTTTTTCGACCTTACATTTTGTTACGGTGCGACGGCGCCACCCTGTCAGAGTCGCCCCACCAGGATGGCCCCAGGCCGGCCCATGTAACGGGGGGGAGGAGGCTGTAGCCGCTCACCCCACACGGCTACGCGAAAACCCCGGCGACTGCTGCCCAGCCCCGTCGCACCCCAGGCGTTGTCAAAATGTGTTGCAGGACGTCATACCAAATTTGCCGTAGACCCCGAGAAAACGTTTTCTTTTGCGTTTTTATCATCAACAAGTGTAAGAACACGTAAACTCCAAAAACAAGCGAAAAGAAAACGTTTTTATGGCCCTTCTCCTACTATGGACGCGACAATCCAGAATATTCGGCTGGTATGGAACCGCCCAGGCTCGAACTCGTACAGCTCCACCTGGTGCCCCAGCTGTCCCGCCAAAGCCCGGATTATCCTGGCTGTGCCAGCATCCACGCCCTGGATGCTGTCGGCCGCATCCCACAGCTCCCACAGCAGGCCCTCCAGTCGGTACCTGTCGCCCTCGCAGGCCCGCATCCGGGCCAGGCCCAGAATATAGCCCAGGTCGCCAGCCCGCAACAAATCGTTGGCATCCTGGCCGTTGGGGCTGCCCAGGGCACGAGCATTTGGAAACGGCGCTGCCAGCTTTTGGGCCAGCTCGTGCCTATCCATCCAGACCAGCACCTGGCCATAGCGCCCCGCCAGCTCGATTACCCCATCCGGCAGCCGCTGGCTCTCGCTGCCCAGGCTGAGCACATCCAGCCGCGTCCCGGCGGCCACCTGCCAGATGCTGGCGGCATTGAGCTCCCCTTCGCAGATGAGCAGCGTGGAGAGCGCCTCAACGGGCCTCCGGCCGGGGTCTGGGGGCAGGCGCACAAACTCTGGCAGCAGGTGGCCGCCGTACATGTGCCCGGCGAATCTGGAGCCATGGAGGGAGGCCATTTTGTGCCCGGCCTGGACCTCCAGGAACCGGTAGCGCACGGCTACCAGGCGCCCGGCAACGTACCACGGCAGCACGATTGCTGGAGCACGCACAGAGCCATTGGTGCCGGGTACCGCTACATCTGGCCTATAGCCCCACCCCCAGGCCAGCCAGGTCTGGGGGTCCAGGCCCCTGCCCAGCAGATAGTCGCGGGCCGGTTGCCCCTGGGTATCATCCCAGAGGGTATTTTGTGCCTGCCTTACGATTCCGTCAGCTCGTTCCGCCCAGCCATCATCCCGGCCATCATCGGCGCGCTGCTGCTGTCGTTGTTGTGGCCGTGCAGGCTGTCTGGCGGGGCGCACTGCCGCCATCGGTTTTCCGTCCAGCAGCATCTGGATGGCAGACCGGAAATCTGGTGCCAGGCCTAGCCATCGAACAAACTCGATGGCGTCGCCGCGCCGCGGATGGCACTGGCGGCAGAAAAACCAGCTAGCCGTGCAGTGGAAGCGGTCCCGGCCGCCGCATCTGGGGCAGGGGCCGCTCATCTCCCGGGCGCTCTCCCGGTGCAGCTGCGTGTGCTGCCCAGCGAGCGCCAACAGGTCGGCGTGCCGGGCTCGCTCTATCAGGTGTTGTTCAGCCATCGAGCCCCCCTAGGATGAGATAACCATAGCGCCCCAGGGGATAGTTGTGATTGTTGTTATTGTTGTTATTGTTGTGATTGTTGTTATTGTTGTTATAAACCACCGCCTTACCTCTCACTCGCTCCTCCTGCGCGGAACGGAGCGTACTGCATGGCGCCTGACAGCCGAACGGGTGCAGATGGTGCAGATGGTGCAGATGGGTGCTATATATATATATGTCTACCCCCCCTACTATTCATACATACTTAAATATAGGAACATCTGCACCCATCTGCACCTGCACCCGTTTTCTGCGCGGAACGGCGCGTACTAATCACGCTGCAGGTCACTCTTCGGCGACAGCCCCTCGTAGTAGGTGACGCCGTGGCTCCTCTTCCCTGTGATGCCCCAGTGCTCCCGCAATGAGCGCGCCAGTGCCCTGGCCTGCGATATGTCGTTGCTGCGGGAGAGACCGCCGAATGTGCGCAAACGTTCCAGGATTTCGGCCGTCGTCTGGCGCCATCCTGGAACGCCTGACATGTCCGGGTTGATCTCGTAGGTCTTCGCCAGTGCGTCTGCGAAAATGTCTGGGCCGGTGTGTGCTTCTGCGTTTCTCGAGCGCATCTGGGCCTCCTCCGGGGCCATTCGGTAGGCAACTCTGTCTGCCATATACATAGCCCGGGCCTGCGCCCAAACCTGTTCCAGGCTGACGCCTTCGTATTTCCAATCAATGGATTTGAGTTCAACCACAGCAAATCGCCTGTTTCCGGTCGAGTCCAGCAGAAAACCGGCTCCATCTGGGTTGACGGTGCCGATGTAGCTGGCGATGGCCGGTTTGGTTACGTCGTAGCGGGCGTAGGGCCTGCGTTCCCGCACCTCGGTCACGGTAATAAAGCTTTTCAGGGCCTCCACATCTGCCCGGCGCGTGGTGGCCCCGAGTTCGCTGATTTCCCATATCCACGTGTTTGTTCTGCGCAAGCTACAATCTTTGTTGTCGGGGTTGATGCTGCCCTCGGCAAAATACTCCGGCAGCGGGCACAGCCATTCGGAAAAATGGCTTTTGCCAATATCCTGGCCGCCGGCCAGGACCAGAACGAAATTGCTGCGCGCGGCTTTGACATCGCCGTAGATTTTGGCGACGGAGCCGACCAGCCAACGGGTTAGGAATGCGTGGAAAACGGTTTGTTTTTTACCTGATTTGTACTCTATTGTGGGGTGTTCGTCTTGGAAATATTTCGCCAGGGTGGCGATGTGGTCCTCGCCGTCCCATTTCAGCGAATCCAGATATTCTCTCAGAGGGTGCCGGCGATGGCTACTGGCGATTGCCAATATTGAATCATCTAGCGCTGAGAGGAGCCTATCCTGTGCATAGCCGTTGTCTCTGGCCAGCATTCGGAGCGTGGCATGTGCTGCATCTGTCCAGCGTTCCTGCCCGTTCCATACGCTGTCGTCCAGTTCGTTCATCCAGAGGTCGTAGCCCCACTGCTCCAGGTCGGCTGCTATTTTGGCGCTCACCTCTCGATGGCGAGAGTCGGTATCCGTATTCCGATGGCCGGAGCCCCTTTTCTCCTCCTCCAGCCGTTGCCTCTCTTTGGCGAGTTCCTCTTCCGGGACGAGCGCCTCCTCCAGCAGGGCTTCGACTCGCCGCCATCTGGCCTCTTCGTCCTCATAGTTGTTTTCCGTCATTTGATTTCCTCTGTTTGTCGTGCTACAATTAATCTGGTTGGACGGTTTACCCCTCGGCAGTTCCTCCTCTGCCCGGCCGCTGGCCGGGCTCTTTTTTTGCTCAGTCATTTTCCATTTTCTCCTCCAGAATTTGTTTGGCTGGGCATCACCTGGCGAATTGCCAGGCGCTCAACGGCGTCGTCTTTGCAACAGTCGTTTTTGACGAACCGGGTATGGTATTTGGTGAGCGCGAATCTGGCGGCCCACCAGTCGAGGTCGTCCAGCGGATCCATACCCAGCAGCTCCCTGAGTCGCTGGGCATGCTCCCCGAGAACGACCTCAACGTCGAATGGCGTGCGCGCCTGGTAGGAGTACAGCGCCCCGTAGTAGCCCACATCAGCCAACTCCAGTGCTGCGCCCTCTTGGTCGCCGTTGTCCACGGCCTCCAGGAGCTCGCGGAGCTCCTGCTCCATCCGCTCCCGGAACACGTGGGCTGGCCGGTTGGGACCAGAGGGTCCCCTCTGGGCCAGCAAAAAAAATTTGGAGTACGTGTATTCCATTCATGCGGTTTTTCCTAATCTAAAACGACCTGCTCGGCGAGCAGGTCGTCAATGGTAACTCCGAGCGCCCGGGCCAGTCGCTGTGCCACCTCAATAGATGGCGTGTCCCCGCGCTCGATTCGGGAAATATAGGTTTGCCAGACGCCGACCTGTTTGGCCAGCTCGACCTGAGACAGGCCGCGCTGGAGCCGGAGTCGTCGCACGTTATGGCCGAAGGTCTGGTTCATTTTTTTCTCCTGAAAAATCGCCTCGTTGGTTTTCGTCGACTGCCATTCTAGCACCATTAGTGCTGGCTGTCAACGGGTGGCATAACGGTCCGCCAATTTACAAAATTGTACGTTGACAATTAGCACTATGTGTTTTATGCTTGTGAGTGTTGTCGTTGTGGCTCATGAGTTTGTTTTTGGGAGTTTGTCATGCCAGAAATACCAGAATCGTTCCGCCAGTACCTCGTCGGCATGGAACGGTACCAGCGCGGCGAACCGGTGGATGCCTGCGAGAACATCCACCAGCGCCGCGGCTGGTGGCGGGCGTTACGTGCAGATGCGGAATCGGATGTTGAGAGAGGAGATGGAGATGAGCACGAACTGGAACGGAAACGGCGATAATGAACGGCCACAGCAGCAGCAGGACAGGGACGGCTGTTTCCTGGTCATGCTGCTGTTTTTGTTTGCGGCCGGCACCGTGGTGGCCGGCCTGGTGCAGGCCATTGCATGAGAAAGGAGAAAAGGACATGAATACGCCTCTCATTGTTACCCGACACGCCGGCTTGATTGCATGGCTGGAGCGCCACGGAATCGTCGGTGAGGTGGTCGCGCACGCCACCTCTGACAACGTGCGAGGCCGAGTTGTATACGGTGTTTTGCCGTTGCATCTCGCCGCCCTGACTGCCGAGGTGGTGGCCATCGATATGCCGGGGCTCCCGCCGGATAGGCGGGGGCAGGATCTGACCCCGGAGGAAATGGATACGTACGGGGCCAGATTGACGAGATATCAGGTGAGAATACTGGAGGAGGAAGGCGGAAAATGAATCTGCCGGCACCTGTTGACAGTGAAGCGCTGGAGACAATCCAGCGCACGGCCAGAATGATGCTGGCCTCGGGATTTTTCGAGGCTAGCCGCAACCCCCAGCAGGCATTGGCCCAGGTGGCCACCAAAATCCTGGCCGGCCGCGAGCTGGGTTTCGGCCCCTGGGCCAGCGTCAGCGGCATCCACATCATCCAGGGCCAGCCCGTCCTGTCGGCCAATTTGATGGCGGCCGCCGTTAAGGCCCACCCGCGCTACGACTACCGGGTGCGCCGGCTCGACGATGCTGAGGCCGCCATCGAGTTTTTCCAGGACGGGGTCAGCCTGGGCGTCTCCAGATTTTCCGTTGAGGACGCCAAGGCCGCCGGCCTGGCAGGCCGGGACAACTGGCGCAAATTTCCCCGCAATATGCTGTTTGCCCGGGCGCTCAGCAACGGCGTGCGCTGGTTTTGCCCGGACGTGTTCGCGGGCAACGTCGTCTACGTCCGGGAGGAGCTGTCCGGGGGCGGCTCCAACGAGCTTCCTCCTGACGATTTCGTAATGGACGGCGACGTGGTTGAGGTGCCGCCGTCCACGGAGGCCGACATCGACCGGGCCGACGAAGGCCGCCTGCCGGAGTCCCTAGACGACGTTGAGCCGCTATCGTTCGCCGACCCGGCGCCGGCCGGTGGCCAGGGCAACCAGCGGCCCGACTGGAAATCGCCACCGGAGGCCCAGCGCTGGGCAGTTGAGGTTGGCGCCTGCGCCAACGCGTTTGAGGCCCGCAATTCCTGGGCCAAAATCGCCCGGGAATTGCATGGTGAGGGGAGCATCCGGCACGAGGACCTGCCGGCCCTTTACGACGCATTCTATCGCCGCCAGCTGGAGAAGCTGGCCCAGAAACAGGAGGCGAAATCATGAACGACATTGACACTGAGCTCCGGCGTCGTATACGGGACGCCATGGGCAACCGGTATGCGGCTGTAGGCCGGGCCGTTGTGGCCATGGGCGCAGCATCCCTGATGCTGGACAGGGCGGCCAACAACGAGATGGACAGGGGGGGAAGCCGGGTTAATTACCGGTTGACTGCTGACGAGTTGGGGCATGCACTGAGGGCGTTGTCCATCATCGACGTGATAGATGCCATGCAGGCCGCCGGGGTGGCCATGAGCTATTGGACCTATATTCCCCGGTATGCGGCTGTAGGCCGGGCTGTTGTGGCCATGGGCGCAGCATCCCTGATGCTGGACAAAGCGGCCAACAACGAGCCGGATAGAGAATACCAGTCCACCTACCTGGCGATTGCTGACGAATTGGAACAGGCACGAAAAAGCCTAACAGGAGGCGAAATCATGAACGACATTGACACTGAGCTCCGGCGTCGCATCCGAGACGCCATGGAGCGCCACGACGAAATCGTGGCTACGTATCGGGCGCTGGGGGAACAAATGGGCTACTCCGGCATGGAGCTGGACATTTGGGTATCCCAGTGCGAGGAGGTGCGGCGCTCCTACGACAATTTGCTGTCGTGGATGCGCCAGCAGAACATCTGAGCGAATGTGCGGCCTGGCTGGTGGGTAGCCAGGCCGCACCGACCGCACCGCGGGGACAGGCCGCGAGGCAATCGGCGACATCATAGCATCTGGTCGCCAGGATTACAAGTGCCCGCACCGCGGTGCGGGCCATTTTATTTCGGAGGATCCATGCGCCAGGTCGCCATTTTTGCCATCAGCTGCGCGACGATAGTTGCCATGGCCATCTACTACGACAACCGGCAGCAAATTGCTGTTGTTGTGGCAGCTGCGGCACAAATCATCGCGACGGCCATTGCGGCCGCGATGATAGTGCTGGCACTGCTGGCCCTGTGTGTCGGCATCGCCGTCGTGCGCACCCATCTGCAGCGCACGCGCCTGCCAGTGCGCGGCGTGTTTCCGCTGCGGGAGTACCATTTGCTCCCGTGGTGGCGGCGCGTGCTCAACTGGCTGCGTGGCCGCCCCAACCCCCGCCTTCTCTACAACCCAAATCACGACATCGGCCTGGCCATCATCATCCACGACAACATCTATCAGGTCGCGCCAGCCGCAGGTTGGCATTTGCAGGAATCGTTTGCGCGCGCGGCCCAGGCTACGCTGCATCTCAATGCGTTGGCCGCCGATGCGCTGGCCCGTGGCCAGCCACCGGTCGCCAACGCGTCGACGGCCAAGCTGCTGGCCGGATACTACCACCGGCCTGGCCGCGTGCCGGTAGCCGAGGAGGCGCCGGGGCAATTATCTGCGCAGCCGTTGCTGTCGCTAGAGGAGGCGCTGGCACAGTCGGAGCAGCAGGCCTGGCTGGTCGGCCAGGATCCGGATAGTGGCGCGCTGGCCACCTACAATCCGGCCCTGCATGCCCACGCCGCGGTGGTTGGAGCCACCGGCACCGGTAAAACGACGGGCGCGGCATTTGCCATTGCATTGCAGGCGCTCATGCATGGCTGGCACGTCATCATCCTGGATCCGGATGGCGGCGCGGACTGGCGCGATTTTGCGCCGGTGGCCGAATGGCACGAGACGGATTACGGGGTTTTCCCCGACCAGGTGCGAGAGCTCTACCGGTTCTATGAGCAGCGCCGCCGCCTGCTCATGGAGAGTGGCGCCGTCAACCTGGCGTCCCTCGACGGCCAGGCACCAACCCGGGTACTGGTCATCATCGAGGAGTACGGCGGCCTGATCCAGCAGGTGCGCATGGCCCATGGCCGCGCCGCAGGCCAGGTGGACGACATGCTGGATATTATCCTGCGGGGCGGCCGCAAATTGAGCCTATCGCTCCTGCTGGTGGACCAGTATCCAGAGCACTGGAGCCAGCAGGTGCTCGCCGCCGTGAAATGGCGCGCTATCTACCAGCTCGGCCCCGGCCAGGGAGCCAGGCTGGAGGAGTACCACGCTGCGCGTTTGCCTGCCCGCGGCGTGTTCCTGCACCGGGGACGCCGGTACCGCTCCTGGCACGTGCGGCCTGAGCTACCGCGTTTGCTGGCAGCCTGTTCGGCGCCGAACGCCGGCGTTCGGCTGCTCGGGAGCGCCGAACGAACGGCTGTTCCAGAGGTAGATGGCGATTCGCCGAACGAATTCGGTACCGAACGAACGGCGAACGATGCCTACAGCCCCCCACCCCCACCGCCGAACGAACCGGGTCGTGAGGCGCCAAAACGGGAGCTCATCCGATGGTGGATAGAGCATATTGGCGGCAGCCAGGCAGATTTTCGGGACTGGTGCCGGGCCCGTGGCATCCACGTGGCCCGTGGATATGTGAGCGAGGTTTTTAATGAGAGAGGAGAGAGCAAATAATGATACGCATTATCGTGGCTGGATTGCTCATGATGGCCGCCGCCGCCATCTGGCGCATTGGCGGGGCGCTCAACAGCGACGCCATCGCCATGGCCGTTGGCGTCCTGCTCGGTGTTGGGGCCAGCGTGGCCATTGGCGTGCTCATGCTGGCCGGCGAGCGGCGCCGCCAGGAGATAGAGCCGTGCTGGCGATGCCGGGCCACCTGCCAGGCCCAGCGCCTGGCACTGGCGCCCCGGCGCGAGGAGGAGGTCATCCTGCTGCCGGCCGGCACGGCCGAGGACGTCGTCCACCGGGCCGACGCGCCAGTGTGCCGTTAAGGTTAGTTGCGTGTAGTGCTGTGTTTTTGTAATGTTTTTCGTAAGGTCATGCGCCCCAATTTCACGAATTTGCCTGAAAATTCGTGGCAAATTCGTGAAATTGGGTATTGACAAATACGCGTAGTTGGTGTATACTATGGTCAAGAGGCCGATAGAAAACGGCCTCGAGGCCAAACAACTTCCAATAATGAGGAGGAAAAAGATGAAACTGTCATGTCGCAATTGCGGAGACCCGGTGGTCGACCTGGAGACCGCCGTTGAGGCGGCTCTCCGAGAATACAACCTCCCACGGGAGGTTGTGGAGCAGGGGATCAGGGTTTGGCACCCGAAATGTGCCTGCTCAGACGGGTTGTTGTACGACCCGTCTGACGTGGAGGAGTTTTATTTCGATGTCCACTGGTCAGTCAGGGGACATTCAGCCGGGTAGCCAGTCGTGCGTCCGGCCCCCCCCCGCTGGGGGCCGGTGCCACCGTAAAGTCGGTGGGACGCCGCTGTTGCCGGCGTCGGCGTGGCTAGTATGCGCCCCAGGCCCGGGCGGGGGCGGGAAGCGGGCAGAGGAGGAAAGATGTTTAACTTTGACAAATTCGCAAAAGTAATCGGTCTATCTGATCCCGTCCCTTTTCGGGTAGTACCCCGAAAAGGGATTGAAATTGTTCCAGTCGGGGAGTGGGAGGAGCTCCCCGACGAGCAGTACCCCCGGCGCGGGGGTACCGACTGGGTGCCACAGCGGCGCCCAGTTGTATTACGGCGCCGTCTGGACGGGGCGTTATGCCCCGCGTGGGAGTATTTGTTCTGGCACGGAAGCGCCAATTCCGGCCAGGCCTACCTGACTTTTCGGCCTAGAGCTAGTGGGCTCTAGGCCGAAACGGTGGGGGTGGGCGTCCACCCACCCCGCCGTCCGCCAGGTGGTGGCAACCCTGGCGCTGATGAGGCAAGCCTACGCGCCCCAGGCCCGGGCGGGGGCGGGAAGCGGGCACGGGGGAGGAAGTATGGAAATCGGGAAAATCGTGAAGGTCATTGATCCTGTCCAGGAACCCGAAACTTGGGTTCCTGACACAATCCCGGACTGGGATACTGACCCGGCTGACGAGCCGGGTTGGGATTCAGTCGATGAGCCGGTTGTTGAACCGGAGCCTGAAGAGGTTCCGGTCCATGTTTAAGATGGCGCCTTGTCCTGCGCGAACGCGCGGGATCAGGTGCCATTTATTTTTAGCAATTATGATTCGCACTTCTGGGCGAATGCAATAGAAGGGAGAATAAGATGAAATATGTTGGTTTTAAGGCTTTGATTCAAAAGGAAGATAAGTTAATTTCTCCGGTACAAGGCACGGAGTGGTTCCCGTCTGCAGACGGGTCCTATGTCCTAAGGGCTGGAGATGGCGATCTCGAGCGTGGCAACGGAATCTTCGCGGCCACGATGGAGGTCGCATCGTCTTACCTGGGCAGCATCTTTTTGGTGCTGCCTGAAGGCAGAACAGTGGTAGGCACCCTGGGTTGGCGTGCCCAGGGAGCCAGGGTCCTGTATGAGGTTGAGGACCCAGAAACGACGTTAAAATATATTTTCAATGCCTATTTGGAGGGCTTCGACCAGGTTTTGGGGGTTCTGGCGGAGTCCTCCGTTTATTTTGGTGTACGCGGCATAGCCGCTGTGCACGAAAAGGTTGCCCAACTGTCCGCCGACAGTTGGGATAACACTCTGGAAAAAATGATATGCGATTCGATTTTTAGCAATCTTAAGTTGTCCAAGACCGAAGAAATCAAAAGTGTTGCGGAAGCCGCAACACGGATGCTGGAGACCGTTGTGTTGTCCAACGCAAAACCGTTTTATTCGGTTTGGACAATGCTCAGGGCTGCCGTTTTGTGCGATCAAGCAGAGGAAATTTTGGTAATTCTGGATCGCGCAAACGGGTACCACGCTTTGAAAGCAAAGCAAATATTGGAAAACCTGCTCAGCGGTAACTATGAGCAGGTGATCGAAATCTGCGAAACGGAAATTGGATTGGCCCTGGAGCTGATGATAATCAGCCGGGCCGAAACGAAAGATGTAATAAAGACAATGGCTTGTCTGAGCGAAAGGTATAGCTCAGCAAGCTTGTACAACACGCTGAAACGTTGCGTGAAAAATTTTCACGCAACGTTGGATGAGGTTTTAATTGAAGAATTACAGAAGTTCAATTTTCCATATTGGTGGCTCAACGAGCTTAGGCCCCACTCTATGGGTTGAGGCCAGTCGTGCGGCCGGCCTTGCTGGGAGGTCGGCGCCACCGTGAAGTCGGTGGAGCGCTGACGCTAACGTCAGTGCTGGCGTGGCTAGTATGCGCCCCATGGCCCGGGAGGGGGGCGGGAAGCGGGCGAGGGAGGAAAAATGGAGGCCATGATATCTGGGGTCAATCCCCAGAGAGTTCTCATCAACGACCTGCAGTACTGGTACTGCAGGACCATGAAGGGTTTCGTCGTCACGAGGCCCTTCATGGGGGAAAGCTTTTTTTACCACTCCACCGAGCCGGTGGAGTGGGAGAGAATCCCGGCCCGGTTCGAGGACGGGGAACTCCGGTTTCCCGTCATGAAGACCAAGGTCGTGTTTCGCAACGGCGTGGTGCGGTTTACCGCGCCGTGCGAACTAACGGCGGCCGACATCTACGAGATATCGGCCATGTTCTCCGGGTCGGACGACCCGCGAGAGACGCGCGTTTCTCTCGCGGGGAAGAAATTCGTTTTTCTGTGGGCCCGGTCGAGCAATCCGTTTGACCGGGTGTTCGGGCCGGCCTCCAAGGACGGCCTGAAATTGTCCTGGTCGCACCTGTGTGCGGCCAGGGGGGAACGGGTAACGACCATCTACAAATGAACCGCAGCCCTCTGGCGGGAGGGATCCTCTCTACCCGCCAGAGGACCGCGGTTTTGTTGTTCGTTGTACGCGCCCCGTGCCCGGGCGGGGGCGCTCCAGTTAAAGCGGTAACAGTAGCACCGGGGGGTCCCTTTCGTGCCGGGAGCTAATGCCTGACTACAGCCACGGATTGAATACCGCCGACGTCACCAGGCCACCCGGTGCTACTACAATTATAACTGAACAACAAGCAAATTCAATATTTTGGGAGGAAAAATGAAAACAGATATGATCGTTAAGGATTTTGTAAATGTTTGTCGCGAATGGCTCCGCTCCAAGGCGGAGCTTCTGTCTCCGTGTGCAGACGCATCGCCACAGGACGCGCCTCGTCAGGAGGCGCGTCCTGACCATGACCCCGTGCCGGCGCCATATGATTGGCTTCTGGTGGCCCAGTATGGCGCCGGCGAGGTGGACGCCGACCCGGCGTACATTGTGACCGCCTGCCAGGAGATGGCCAGGTGGCTGTTCCAGCCGCCTGGTGCCGGCCACTATTCCATCCCGGAGTGGTGGTACGACACAGAAATTGGCCGGCTCTGGTCGGCCGCCTATGTCCGGGCATCCGGCAACCAGCTCATCTCCATTTCGGAGGCGGCCGATATGCTGGGTCGTAGCATGCAGGCCGTCGATGGGTATATCTACAGGGGCCGCCTGCAGGCCTACGTGGACCCGCGGGAACCCAACCCGCAGAGGCGCCGCCGGGTGGCCCGGGCAGATGTGGAGCGCCTGGCCCGGGATAGGGGCGAGCGTTCTGCGTTAACGAAATAGGTCAGGCAGCACCGGGCAATGGCGCCCGGTGCTTTTTATATCTCTGCCGGCGCCGCTTTGCTCTCCCAGCGCCGGGCGTTTCCCTTCCACTCATACCCGGCCTTTTTGAGCTGCTCCTCCACCCATTTTTCATCTACCGCAGGAGGCGGAGGCGGTGCCGGATTGCCCTCCTCGTCTTCTCGATAGTCAAATCAGAACAACGGGGTGTTGGTTAACGGAGGGTAGCGAAATGAACGCGCGAAATAAACACACTGTCGAAACAAAAGTACGCGTGCATTTATCTGCTGTTCTCTTCCTCTATCGCAGTCCACTGGCCCCAACATATACAGGAGCCGTGTACGCCTCCAGCGTTCGACTCAAACGAATCAAATAGTCTGGGATAGGCTTCCCCAGGGTTAGCTGGACCTCCAACGCTGTCGGCCCCCCACGCTCAGTGACTGTGATTTCATAGACCCTGTACTCAGCTCGAATTCCTCGAGTCGGGCTGATGACGGCTACAACATCACCCAGGCCATACTCCAGGAATGGCCTGGGGTCCGCTGCGACCACAGCCTGCATGGTGTCATGCGGTGTGGCGTGCTCTGCCAAGAACCGCGTTCCTACTAGATTCAGGTACGTGGTGTCGGCGGAACGGCTGTCCTGGCCAGCCTCAAGGCGACCGTAGGCTACAATGCTGGCTCCATTGGTTTTGACCACGTCCTTCCCCTCCCCCTTAACCAAAACGGCATTTCTCAGTTCACTGGCGGCTCGGCTGCGTCTGAAACGGAGAAGATTTTTGCCTTCGCGAAAGGAAATTTCTCTGGTTTTATCTGTTCCTGCTCCCTGTATCCAGTAGTAGAGACGTCTGTCTGCGTCTGTGGTAACCTCTACTCCGCTGGCCACGTGGTTCCGGACTACCTCCAGCAGCGTCTGCCCAACACCATATTTTCGAGTCAGTACCTGTGTGGCCAAAATACCTCTGGAGTCATATTGTGGCGAGAACGCTGCCGCCAGGTGGTGTGCGCCCCTGCTCTCCGCCTCTTCAAGCAGGCGATGCATGATCGCCGTTGCTGTAGCTGAGAAACTGCGTTCTGTTTCCCCACTCCCCGGAATCTCTGGCCACACAATCACGTGTTCCAGCAGCCCCAGCAGCCCTCGCCCTGAAACCCGAGCCACCTCTTCAGAGCGACTACCTGCAATTAATTCCTCATCGATGTTTTCGATGACAAAAGCTCCCACTCGCTGGCGGCCATACCGGACCACCACCACGTTGTGGTGTGCTATGTGCCGGTAGCTGTGGTCATTCAAATGGATGCGGAAGCTCCCACCGCCTGGTTCATTAAGCGCGGCCTGATAGCTCTTGTCCATGGCTCCGTCCAGGTAGGCCAGCCAGTTCCCGAAACGGTCATGGACGTGGAACTCCCAGAACGTTATGGCCGGTGGAGCTGCAACAACTCTGGCCTCAACCAGGAGCAGTAGCTGTGTAATGTGCAGCGCGTCGATCAGGGCTCGTGCTGTGCCCGAGGTCTGCAACATCCCGACAGCTCGGGCCAACCAGTCCACGCGCCCATATGCATCTCCAGCTGACTGGGAGGCGCCGGATGCAGTCGTATGGAAAAGCCTGGCACTGGCAGAGCCAGAAGACAAACTGAGACCGGCAGCGCTGACATGAATCACTGTGGCAATAGCAGCTGTTCCTGCCGATGTGCTGGCTCCTGATGCTTCTACATATGCAACACCGCCAGGGTTGGCATTTCCATGAGATGTGGACGTGCCGGCAGCTGATGCCAGAGTGTCAAGCAGAGCCAGTGCCTGGCCTGCAGATTGGCTGGATCCGCGGCCTGTGGCTGCCAGTGTCAGCAGCCCCATGGCATTGCCGCTGGAAACGCTGCTTCCTGTTGCAGCCAGAGGCATAAGCCGAACTGCGAATGCAATCCCTGCTGATGTGCTGGCGCCACTGGCTTCAGCAACCAGCTGTGGTATCAGGATGGCAGCATGGCCCAGCGAGCTGCTGGCTCCTGACGTTTGGACTAATAGCTGTAGGCTCCCGGATGCCTGTCCCTGAGATACGCTGGTACCAGATGCTGATATGGTGTCAATTCCAGCCATATCCGCCTGGCCAGCAGAGACGCTGGAGCCAGATGCTGAGGCTACCAGCTCCAGGAGTGCACTGGACCTTCCGACAGAGATACTGCTGCCAGCCGCTAAACCCCGGAGTATCAGCCCTGTAGATGCTGTACCAGCAGACTGGCTGGTGCCTGTGGCAACAATTTTTAGCTCTAGTGTGCCCAGCGCCTGCCCGGCCGATACGCTGGCGCCAGCTGCCGATATTGGCAGCCGCAATATCAGGTTGGCGGAGGCAACAGATATGGCACTACCAGCCGCCGACAGCCTCCCCTGCAGCAGGATATTGGCATCCCCATAAACAACGGATGTGCCCCCAGCTGTGGCCAAATATATCTCAATGGCTGCTATCGCCACGCCCGTGGAGGCGGATGTGCCATTAGCGGTGGCCTTCAGTAGCAACAGCGCAACGACTGTCCCTGAAGACTGGGATGCTCCTGCGGAGGACAGGGGAAGGATCAGGATCATTGCTGCTGCCCCAGTGGAAGTGCTGGAGCCGGCAGCAATGATTGGACGAATCAGTCCCAGTAGGCCAGCGCCTGCGCTGATGCTGCTGGCGTTTGCCGACAACAGCATCTCAAGCCGGGCAATACCTGTGCCGCCAGATGCGGATGAGGCAACAGCGGATGCCCGGTGTGGTGAAATAGCAATGAGTGCGCTGCCAGCAGATTGGCTGGCGCCAGAAGCGGACATTTGTCCGCGTGATTCCAGGGATGCACTGGCAGTTCCTGAAGATGAAGAAGCGCCATTGGCGATTATGGAACCAAAATCACTGGAGGATAGGTTGTTCATGGCCGCGACAACGGCCTGAACTTCTGAGGAGGATAATTTTCGGCTATAGATGGCGATGGCACGGATGTAACCGTTGCATTTATTATTGGTGAATCCGTTCAGTTCGCCAATCCAAAAAACTCTCGGGGTACCACTCCAGGAGCCAATGTTGGATTGTTTTAGCGTGGTGTCCTGGTACGCATCCCCACCAGCCAGCGCCATAGCGCCACTGGTTACAATGCTGCTCGTGTAGAATCCATTACCATAACCCCAGCGGTTCGCAGCCCCGTTATTGCCCCTGACCTGGACATAGAAGTCTGCGCCGCCGCTCTGTGCGAACTCGCCGATCAGAACCGAATTGTTTTTTGTGACATTGACATAGCGGACAATTACCGTGTAATTGCTCGAGGGCGTAATGTCTGTCACAAAATAATGGCTGGTTCCGTTGAATTGCCAGCCACCCGAAGACGACCACCCTGCAGAACCGCTAACAATATCATGGTCGTCATGGGCCAGGTTTTGCAACGATGCACTGTAAGAGGGGGCCCCATAGGGCTGGTACACAGCCACTACATCATCGTTATCAATGCCCCCGGCCAGCCACCACGCCATGGCTATCTCCCCACAAAGCTCACAAAATACTCCCCGCTCTCCTCAGCTCAGCTCTGAGGCGGGCGGGGAGATGCCTGACGCTACATGCACATGTTAGTCTACTGCTAGTCTACGCTCATGGTCAGATCTCCTGTGGCGAACTTAAGCGATTCCCCTGCGGTTGGCGTTTTGCTGGCGTCTAGAGTCCAGTACGCCAACACGTTTCCACTGGTACCACTGGCAGCGTCACACAGAAAACAGTGTGTGATTGTGCCAGGTGAACCGCTGAACGGTCCGAACGTGATGTCGGCGCTGTTGCTCACCTGACTAGGGTCCCCGCTGGGGCTACTCCAGGTTACAGCCTGGCGGCTATAGCCACTGTCGCTGATTTCGTTGGATGCGAAAGTGGCCAGAGTGGCCGTGTCTGGCGAGGCTGGCTGCGCCGTGGCCAACGCCACGTACATGCCTGAGGCAGCCGAGACAGACTGCCCAACCCCAGCTTGTACTGCCCGGTTAGCACCATATTGTGTCAGTTGTCCTGCCATTTCATTTCCTCCTACAAAACATCGATGACCTCAAGTCCCAATCGGAGCTGATTTACCTCCTCCATGCTCCAGGGTTTCCCTGTCAGGGGATTCACTGCATAGACCTCGCTGCCATAATTGTGGTACATCCCGTCGTCTAGTGTGTTTTGTGTCGCTCCCTGCACCTCCGTTCCATTGACGACCAACAGCGGTCGCCATGACCACGGATCTGAGGCCATGGCTCGCATAATCATCTGAACAGTATCTACACGGACGACGGTGGCTGGTAGGTCGGCCACATCAAATAGCGTCCGTCCGGGAACCTGTGTGGAAAGAAAACTGGTCTCGTCGTCAGCTGTCAGCTCGTCCACCGTCTGATAATGAGGTCCCGGTGGGTATGGGTTAAAACCGGTCTCTACATCTGCAACCGGAGGCAAAATCAGGATGCCCCCGAATCCCGGATAGCTGTTGTGACGAGGTCCAGTGGTAGAATTGATGGCTATGTCATCCAGGTGGAGGTAGGCATCCTGCTGTGACAGATGCTGTCCGCCCCCCAGAATGCGAAGTCCAAGCCAGACGCTTTCGATGTTTGGATCATTATAGGCCGTGGGGACATTGGCGGCCCCAGCCACAGTGTTGCCGTTCGCTTTCAGGGACACCAGTCCTGTATTGTCTGTGGCGAATTTTACGTGTCCCTCCAACACGTGGTATTGGCGCGGAATCAATTCGGCGCCGGAAGTGGCAACATTCATGGATGCAAAATCGCCAGGATGATCCCAGAGCACCACCCTGTCGTACCAGGGACGATTCCCACCGTTGCCCCCTGGCTTCCAGCCAAACACTCCCTGACCTCGGCCGTTTTGTCCCACAAAAATCATCATCAGTTGCGATGTGATTGGCCCCCAGGAATACCAGGGGCCGGACGCCCGTACGCAGATGCGCCAGTACAGTTCAGAAACAGTTTCTTCCAGAGGTATTCTGCGCAAATATCCGCCGCTGTTGGCATTCATCAGGTTGTAGATGGCGCCATAGCGCCCCGTACGAGCGCCAGAGCTGTCAAAGCCTGCGAATACACTGCCTGTAGACCAGGCTTCGGTGTCGCCGAATTCATCCAGGCCCAGCTCATAGCCAACAGTGAGGATGCGGCTCATACGAATTGCTCCTTATAGGCGATGCTGAAATTCATCTGCCCACTGAAAGAATCGGCAGAGAGAGTCAGCTCATTCAGCCCAGGCTCCAGAACCATCCAGCGCAGGTCACCATCATGCTCGATCTGGGATGAGATATTATCAGTCAGTGTGGGGCCATACTGCTGCCATGTGGCCAACCATTTCTCTGTGTCAATAGTAATATCGGCCCCATCCTCGTCGTTGATGCTTCTGATGGCAGCATATTCCACGTAAACACTTCCATTGCTGATGCGCAAATGGTTGATGGTGGTCCCGTCCAGCAGATGGACCAGGATCGTCATTTTCTCGGCTCTGGCAGTGCCTCCGTAGTTGACGGATACCATGTGGGGTAGGGATGTGATGCCTGATTCTTGAACGATGATAGTGTTTACGCTCTCCCACCACGGCCATGCCAGCAGAAAATCCACGGAAAAAGCGTAGAGGTTGTTAGCACCTCGGGGCTGAAACTCGACCAGATCGACAACCTCAGCCTGGGCCACTCTGGTCTCTCCGTTCCAGGAGTGCGTTAGCGTTCGTTCCCCCGGTCGAGCGAACAGGCTCCGCAGGGTGTCCAAATTGGCCTGCATCTGCGCCTCGCCCCCAGGTTGCCCTGTCAGTGGGTGGCGGTCCGTCACGAACATGGCCAGGGTGACCAGTCGCTGGTCGTGGAATTTTGGCATGTAACGGCGTCCCGTCAGGCCCGGTATCTCCAGGTTCTCACCTCTGCGAACAGGGACGTTGATGGGGGCTCCTGTTAAACGCACGTTATAGGCCAGAGAGTTCAGCGAGACACCGTCGTACGTCCAGAATTGAGCCATTATACCGCCTCCAGTACACCCAGTGCCGACAGCGTCTGCAACTGTTTACGGATGGAGGTCTCGGAGGGCTCTCCAGTGGGATTGTTGATGATGACGGTGATTCCACGGTTTTGGCTAACGGATTCGCTGGCTGCTGTCACTGGAGCCACAAAAGGCACGGAGGATGGAGAGGGTGCGGATAGTGAGATGTCTGGGGACGGCAGAATGTCGGTGACTGCGCGGTCCAGAATCCCTGCTCCAGCCCGGATTCCGGCTGCCAGTGTGGCGGGGAGACCACGGCCAGAGGCGAAGAGATCCGAAAGGGGCCCAGCCTTGGCGTCGCTCCCTGGTAACAGGTCTCGAATCTTTCCAACGAAGTCACGGACGCCCTGCACAACTTCATTAAACTTGGATTTTAGCCCCTCCCACATGCGTGTGGCAATGGCAGCGATTGCTCCTGGGAGCCCACTGAAAAAGCCGATGATTGCATCCACGGCCTGTTTGGTCAGGTCGCGGATGCCAAACCAGTTGTTTTTCCACGCCAGAGCCAGGGCGGCGATGGCGCCAATGACCAGCAGCACAGGTGCTCCAATGGCACCAATGGCCGCCGTAATCGCCCCGATGACTGGCCCAGCAGCGGCCATGGCCCCGGACATGGCACCGACTGCTCCCATGACGGCAGAGATTCCTGAAGCAGCTGCTCCCAGGACCATGAGCAGTGGACCAATTCCAGCGACCAATGCCGCGATGGTCACGATGGTGGTCTGAGTACGGCTGTCCAGGTTTGAGAACCAGTCAGCAGCACGTACCAGTGCATCAATTAGTGGCTCCGCGGCATCCAGCGCTTTGGTCAGTGCCGGTGCCAGGCCATCCCCCAGCTTTTCCAGCAGCACCTGGGTCTTGACGGCCAGCTGCTGCATGGCGAATCCATTGGCGTTGATGCCCTGGGTTTGCGCAGCGAAAGCGGCCTCCGTAGCTCCCGTTGCCTCCTGCATGGCGGCCAATTTCTGCGTAAACGTTTCTGCTTGCGGACCGGCCAATGCCAAAGCGAGGGTCTGTCCCTCGATGCTACTGATGTAGGATTGGAGGGGCTGATTGCTGGCCTCTGCGGCCTGAACAATGGCTTCGATGGTGCCCTGCAAGCCAAGTTGCTCCAGCATTGCCTGCCCTGATTGGTACCCCATCTCCTCCAACAACTCCGACATGGATTTTGTGGGTGCCATCAGAGCCTGCAGGATCCCTCGGAATTGTGTCGCCACCTCAGAAGCAGAGCCAGTAACACCGGTCCCAGTAGCCATTATGGCAAACAACTCCTCCTGTGCCACACCCAAACTGGCCGAGATCGGGACCACGGCACCGATGGCAGCTGCGAGTTCTGGGAACGTGGTCTGTCCAAGGCGCACAGTTTGAAACGCCAGGTCTGCAGCGTGTCGGACTGCCTCTGCTGAAACGTCCCCATAGCCCTTGGTTACGGCAGAGGTCAGATTGATGGCATCCGTAGTAGTCGCCAGACCGGCAGCAGCCGCTTTAGAGTTGGTCTCCAGGATGGCCACTGTGTCGGCAGAGTCGCCGAACGCTGAGATGACCTGGTAGAGGCCATCTGCCAGGTCCCCTGTGGATTTTCCCACATCAATCGCCATCTCCTGGACGGCAGCTTTAAGCTCAGTGACCCGTTCTGAAGCGACCCCCAGGGACGCCACATTGGCCATCCCAGCGTTCAGCTGTGTTCCTGCTGCAATGGCCGCAGCACCGACGCCAACCAGGGGAAGAGTGACCCTGGTGGTTAACCCCTGACCAATCTCCTTCATGTTTTTGCCAAGCTTGTCGATCCGCTTGACTGAGTCTTCCATCTTTTCCTGGAAGTCGGAGACGTCCCCAATCAAGCGGACTACCAGCGTGGACAGGGTGGCCATAAGCTCCAGTCCCCCATCAATTGCGTCTCAAATCACGACCTTGGAGCAGAGAGTTGAGCCGTTCCACCTTGGACAGCAGCATCTCCTGTCTCTCCTGTTGAGAAATGGGTGGACGAATCAAAAAGTCTTCAGGAGTATATGGTTTCTTTTGAGCCTTGGGGTCTCGATGCACATTGGCGATGGTGGCAGCGACAATGCCAGCGTGCCAGTCTGCGCGCTGGAATCCCTGTGGTCCCTCAACCTGGAAAAAAGCCATCCACTCGCTGAGCTCTCTGCTGCTGATGTGTCTCAGGCCCCACTCCACAGATGGCCAGCCAAGGAGAACGGCCAGCTGGAAGGCCAATCGCCTCACTGGCCGTTCACGGAGTTTTTTGCCAAATCCTCCACATCCTCACTGGACAGGCCGGAGAGCCGCTGGGCCACGCTGAACAGGCGATCCAGCACCCGAGCGCTTTTCCTCCCCAGGGCCACCACATCTTCTTCAGTGAAGATCCTGTTTCCCTCTTCATCGACTGCTGCCAGGGAGACCAATTTAGCACGTATGTTCTTGAGGTTGGCCTCTATATCCTTGCCGCGACGCTGAATGATACTGGCCTCGAACTCGTCGCGTTCGGAGCCTGTCAGCCCCCGGATTCGAACGGTACCTCCCCACTCAGGCACTTCCACGGCTTCGTAGAGGATGTCAGGGGCATTCAAAATGTCTTCCCTACGCAAATATTTGCTCATAAGCCTTCTTCTTAGCTCAGCGTGGGCTGACCAGTCAGCTTAAGGGTGATCTCTGCTCCCAGCTTTCCAGCCACAGGTGCACTGACGGAAAATCCCGTGACATACGCAGCGAATGACCAGGTGGTGCTGGAGCTGTCAGGAAAGACGAGCTTCCAGTTGCGGCGCGTTCTGTTAGTGAACGCCGTCCTCAGCGCCGCATGGCTGGTGTCGGAGGGAACCAGATTCACTTCGAACGAAATTTCACCAGAACGTAGGATGGTGGGAATGTGCTCTTCCCAGCCACCTGTGCTGCTGTGGCTGGTAACATCCTCGGTATCGGCAGAGAACTCCGGGCCAGAGATATCCAAAACCTCTGCGATTTGTGTGAATGTCTCTGGTGTCCCACCGTCCCCTATCTCCAATCTAGTTCCATAGGCTGCAATTGCACTCGTCATGTTGTTTCCTCCTGATGCCAGATCAAAACGTCCAAAAGAGTGAGATAACTATTGGCCTCTTCTGAGGCGCTTTCGTTGAAAGAATCAGTCTCGTTTTGTACCAGTACTGGACCCAGTGACACACCGTCAACGGTACCTCTGTAGCCACTGATCACTCTGCGTACAGCATCAGCCAGCGTCTTGGCCTGCGCATATGTCGATGCGACACAGGTCAGCTGGACCCGAGAAGATACTAGACCCGAAAAGCCGCTGTGACTGTATTCTCTGGGACCAGACACCCTTTGAGATGCAATTGCGGGAAGTGGCGCTGAAACCGGAATGACCAGAGGATAGTAGCGGTTGCCAATCAGCGACGTCACCTGAGGCGATGACAGCACCAGCGTTCTGAGAGCCTGCTCTACCAGAGCCATGCTAGTCCTCCAGCGCCTTCTTAAACTGATCCCCCATGACTTTGGACGCCTCATCACGTTTAGCGTCCATGGCCGGTTGCAGGAACGGACGAGCAGGATATCCTGGGTGTCTGACCTGACGCCTGACGATCCGTTCACCATGATCGCCACTGAAGGCCAGAGCCTTCTTTCTCTTGGGACGTATGATGTGGCTCTTGCTCCCAGATTCGCTGAAACGATAGTACCAGTGCTTCTTGTCAGGTCCGACATCAACGACAGCCTGCGAGCCGCTACGCTGTGTCGTTTCTGCTCCAATGAACGGACCTGGAGCTCTGCTGCTTGCTTCTCTCCGAACAACCTCTGCTCCAGCCAGTGTTGCAGCTTCCACGATCTTCCCAACAGAAACACCGATGCGTTGTAGTCGCTGAATGAGTTCGCGTTCACCTTCGAGCTGAACTCTAATCACCTCAGGCATCGACATCCTCCGTGCACATGAGCTCTATCCAGCGATGCCCCGTGGGATCCGGGATAACATCCTCGATGTCGTAGATATGAGTGATTCCGCCAGGGTCAGTCCAGACTACGCGATTACCAGGGTTCACCCCAGGGCGCCAACGAATGGTAATCCTCGTTGTCAATTCCCTTTGCTCCTGTGTTGCCGCCAGATACTCCCGTCCCCGCAGCGGCTCCACGGCTGCCCAGACAGTAGCCACGTCCGACCACGACTGTATCGTCTCACCGTACATATTCTGGTTCTCTGCAGCAACCTGAATGGTCACCCGGTGGCGTAACCTACCAGCTTGCATAGACTCTGTCCGTCATTAGCAGCGCATCTACAGCTAATTCCAGTTGTTTTGGTACGGCGCCAGACGAGACGACAGCTTCCCGATTCTCGTACCAGTGGGCGATGATGAGCTGAATTGCATGTTTGTACCGCTGCGGAATGTCCGCCACCGTGGCCCAGCCCGCCACGTACGTAATCGTAATCGGGCTCGCCG